ATATTGTGCCTAAAGTTTTTTTAGATGTTCTTTTAAGATTTTTGAACTGCCTACTCGTACATTAATGATTCCGTTATAGTATTCATCGGTCTCAAGTACCCTACGATCAAACTGTTCTTTTGCCTCTATGTAACTTAATACGCCTCTGCTTGGACAATAATGTAAAATTTCTCTAGTAAAGTTGTCTTTGCCTAGTTTTAGCACGTCTGCATTAAGGTGATCTGAAGATCCCCAATAGTCTCTCCAATCACTTTCTCTGTATCCCCGCCTTTTATTGATCTTGCCTTTGAGTGGTGGCTTACTTGTCTTAAATTTTGCTAATTTCTTGCCTATGTACTTTCGATTGTTAGTGAGATTGGTTATTAGATATACAAATCCTTCGCAATCACTTGGTAATTCTTCTACTTCTTCTCCTCGATAAGTCCATTGCATTCTGTACTTACCTGAGGGTCTGTATCCTGTTGGTCTTTTTTGGCTTTGAAGGAGTAATGTATCTCTTCCATACGTTGTTTAGCCAAAGATCTTATTTCGCGTAGCCATCGTCTACTGCTTGCATGTGTTCTATGTGAGCATCTAGCTTCAAATGCTTCGTTAGCCTTATAGTATTCGAGATATGCTTTGGTTAATTTGTCATGTATATCATCCATTTTTTGCTATTCCTATCATACGTTCTACTAAACTGCCAAAGCCAACTTGTCTTTGCATTGTTAAAAGGTTTCTAATGCCTAGTCCTTCAAAACTTTCTAAGGTCAATTGTTCTATTTCGCTACGATGTTCACCATCTAAAAGGTCCACTAAAACTTTTGCAGTACCTTTTGTTATCCAAGCATCTGCATCATGTTTATAAGACATTGTTCCGTCTTTGTTTATTTTTCCTACTACCCACAAATTACTTGCACAACCTCTTATTTTATTATCGTCTATTTTTTCGCTGGTATCTAAAGGTTCAACTTCTCTTGCTATGTCAATAAGATATTGTAATCTATCATGTCCTTCTAATGGAGCCATTTCTTCACCACGTTCTTTAATTTTATCTAATATCACTGTTCCACTATTTCAACATCATTTGCATAACTTGTAAAGCCGTTTTCTTTTACAACTCTTAATACTGTATTCACACGACCTACAAGCTCGTCTTTGTGTGATATAAGATAAACATTTTTTTCACCTTCACGACCCATTTTTTTGAGTACAGCCAGCGATCCTTCTACACCAGCAGTATCCATACCACTATCAATCAACTCATCTATAAACAATAAATTAATCTTTTGATATAAACTTTCCCAAACATCACGGAAAGCAAAGCTCATACCTAATATTAATCTGTTTCTTTCGCCTCTACTCAGATTATCAAAGTCTAAATCTTGTCCTAGCTGTGTAATTTCTACATTTAAATCATTTTGAAACACAACTTGGTGCGGAAGACCAAGTTTATCTAAGAAGTAAGTAAGTCTATTATTCAAATATGCTAAATTTTGATCGATAATTTTTTTACGTATGAAACTATCTTTATTTGTAAGCAGTTTTAATAAAAATTCTTGATGTTCCTTGAAGTTATCTAGTCGATTAACAACTTCCCAGTTTATTTCTTGTATAGCACTACTGTTTAATTCGTCAATTTGTTTTTGGTATGGATCAGTTTCTTCTTTTTTGCTAACTAATGATTGCTTTAATGTTTCAACATTCTGTCTATGTTCATATGCTTCTTTAGCTGTTTCGTAAAATGTATCCGGTTTACCATTTATATCACCAATTTCATCAAGTGATTTCATAACGTCTGAACATTTTACTTTTATTTCTTCTGCATATGCTTTTGCATCTTCAAGTTCTTTGTTTTTCTTTTCTAATATTTCATCTTTTTTATCAGCCTGCAAAGATTGACCACAAGTATAGCAAGTAGCATTATCTAAATCCGTTATATCTCTGGCAACTGCATCAACTGACTTATCTGCACGTTGTAGTGCTGGCTCTAGTGTAGCTAATTCTTTATTAAGTGCTGTAATCTGATTGTTGTGTTCGTTCCATGCACCTAATTTTTCATGTGATTCAAGTTCAGTATCTATATCTAAATGCTCTAGTTCAGTAATACTACTTTCTAATTTTTTAACATCTTGATCTTTTTTAGCAAGCCAAGCACGTTGCGTACCTTGTAAATTTTCTACAGTAGAATGAATTTTTTCATTTGCAGTCTGTATAGCTTCAATCTTTAAAGTTTCTTCTGTAATTAATTCTCTTGTTTTTTTAATTTGTTCTTTTAATGACTCTGCCTTTTCAGATAATATTGTTATTCCTAATAGTTGTTCAATTATTGCACGTTGATCATTCTGTTTCATTGCAAGAAAAGGTTCAGTATATGTGTTAAGTGCAACAATGTGTTTGAACATGTCGTGACTCATGTCTAACAAGTCATTGATAAACTCTTGTGTTTTACGTGAATCACCTTGTGACTCGTCTGTCATTTCTTGTTCTTCGTTATTAACATAAAATTTTAATAAATTAGGACTACGTCCTCTTTCAATTCTGTAATCAACACCATTCTTTTCAAAATGTAACGTAACCAACATTCCTTTACTGTTAGTTTTATTAATTAAATTGTTTCTTCTTATATTTGTTAGTGCTTGTCCGTATAATGCATAGCTCAAAGCATTAATGATAGTAGTTTTTCCAGTTCCGTTACGTGAACCACTATCATCACCGCCTTGATCTAAGTTTTCGCCAAGCACTAGAGTAAGTTGATCTTGATTAAAATCAACAGCCTGAGTCTGGTTACCCACACTCATAAAGTTTTTTACAGTTAAGTCTTTAATTTCTATCATAGGTCGTTGTAAATATCCATAAGTGTCTTTTTGTTAAATTGATCAGAGTCAATTGCTGAAATCTCGCCAGCAACTATTTGATCAACTGATTCAAATTGTTGTATATCTAGTTCAGTTGATATTTCTTCTACTTGTTTTTGCGGAATTAATGAAATTTCTCTGCATTTGTGTTGATTAATAAATGTTTCTTTGATAAAACTTGCCTCTTCATAGCTGATAGGAACATCAATCGTTACTCGTAAATACATTTTACTTTTTATTATATCTTGTTTAGGGTCTAACAATTTACTTAAGGTAGTTGTTCTATACTTTGGACATTCATCCCAGTTTATATACTCAGGTTCTTTGTTATTTTCTCTGTCAAGAATCATCATACCACGCTTGTCATCCCAAGCATCTGCATAGTTGTGTGGAAAAGCATTGCCAATATAATGTATTTTTCCTTGTTGCTGTCTTTTATGGAAGTGTCCGCTGAAAACATATTCTTGGTTTTTAAAATGTTCTGCTTTAAGTTCGCCTGTGTCAGGCATTTGTACCATAGCGTTCATATAGAAACTAGGCAATTCAAAATGTCCAAACATATATTTGCTTTTTATATCTTTGATCTTTTTCCATTCTTCACCTACTAACCATGGCACCAAAGTAACATCTTCTTTTGTTGTTATCTCATCGATAAAAGTAATTCCTGGAATGTGTTTTGCAAATGCAGTTGAATTAACATCTCTTTTGTCTTTGTAATATAAGTCATGATTGCCGTCAAAAAAGAAAAATTGTTCAAATGCTCTTCCAAGTTTTTCCATACTACGAATTGTAGCATCCATAGTTGTAAGATTCAAACTATTTCTATTATGATGCCAATCTCCACAAAAGATTCCTGTTTCACAATTATTATCTTTTGCATTTTGTATAAACCAATCTACAAATTGCTCACAATCATCATTATGTACTTTTGAATTGCCTTTTAACCCCAGGTGGATATCAGTAAAGACCGCTGCTTTCTTAAACAAATATTACTCCTTATATTTCATGTATTATTATAAAGTCTTATATATAAAAAGTCAACAATTAGTTTTGTTTCGCCCTTGCTTCGGCTTCTCTTTTCATATAACTTTCCCATTCGCCTGCGTGTTGTCTAGTATAACTTGGATCCATACCGTTTTGTTCTAAAATATCATCTCTAATATTTTGATTTCTTTTTTCTAGATTTATCACTCTTACAAAACTGTTTGTTACAGCCGCAGTATAATATGCAAATGGATTATTTGATTTTGATTCGTCAAATTGTAAACCAATTTGTGCTAATTGTAGTATTGCTTGACCTTTCATTTCATCATTGTATGTGTATCCTCGGACATTACCTCTCGTAGCGTATCTTTCGCATAGTTTGATCCACATATTAGCTAGTTTAGGAGTAGCTTGTCCTTCGGTTTTGGAAAAATAGCCGTTTTCCATTCCTCCAACCCAATGACTTTTACCTATACAAATTAAATCATCATGTTCATTAAATTTCCAATGTTGAAATGGAGGAAAATTCAATTTTACTTTTGTGTCTGCTATTGTTTTTGGATTTTTCTTCCTACCTTTTTCTTCTGGAATATGATCAAATGTCATTATTCTAAAAATAAGTTCTTGTTTGGTAATTTTCTTGTAATCAACTTCACATTCAGCTAGTTTTACTTTTATACCTTGTGCCTTTTTATTATCATAGTCTTGTAATCCTAGTCTTTTTGCTTTATTTCTTTTTGCTTCGGCAATAGTTCTAATATTAATCCTATCCAGACTTGGCAGAATTATGTCATATTGATTGTATGAATCGTCAGTAAAGCTACTAAATGTGCTTTTTGACTTATGTATTTCGGATAATATATCCTTATTGTTTAAATAGTTTATTTTTTTCATCTTTTCTCCAAGTTATATTCTATTATAATGTATGTAGTTAATTTTGTCAACTAAATAATGTATAGGAGTTACCAAAAATATGGCAACAAGATTTTCAAGTATACGTGATAGATTAGCTACTGATAGCGGCCAGTTAGCCAATGCGGCAGCTAGTGTATCTGCAACAGTTGGATCCGAAGCTTTGAATGTAGGCAAAAGCGTATTAGGCGGAGCAGTACAACGAGCTACTGATTTTTTATCAGATACAGGATTTGGCAAAGCAGCAAGAGCTGTAAATTTATTAGCAGGTGCAAACCCGTTAGCAAAAAACATTGTCGGAGCAACATTTGGCAGTTCGACAGAGTATGATTGGCGTGTCAAATTAAGTATTCCTCAGTCAATGCAAAGCAGTCCTTTATTAGCACCGTTGGAAGAAACAGGCGGTATGGTTTTTCCATATACTCCACAAATTATGATGCAACATGATGCTGCATATCAGCCTGTTACACCAGTACATAGTAATTATCCTTATTTTGCTTATCAGAACTCAGATCCGAAAGCAATGGTTGTTGTTGGACATTGGATGATAGAAAATAGTCTAGAAGGACTTTATTGGATAGCTTCTGTGCATTTTTTAAGATCTATTACTAAAATGGCATATGGAGATACTAGCAATCAAGGTTCTCCTCCACCACTTGTAAAATTAACTGGTTATGGAGATTATGTGTTACCAAAAGTTCCTGTAATTATTACAAACTTTACAGTAAACTTAGAACCAGATGTGGATTATATGAAAGTTGATATAGGACCTCAAGGATCATGGGTACCGACTTCAAGTATGATATCTGTTACTTGTCAGCCAATCTACAGCAGACGCAAAGTTGCAAGATTTAGTTTGGATGACTTTGTTAACGGCGGAAGTATTATTGACGGAGATGGATTTATTTAATGGCTACGTATGATAATCAAAGTCCTTATGCTAACACAGAAGTTGTTAACGGCCAATATTTAGATATATTAAGTATTAGACCAGTGCCAGCATATGACGATGATATCTTATATACTTTAGAATCTCAATATCAATACAGACCAGATCTTCTAGCATATGATCTTTATGGTTCAACAAAACTGTGGTGGGTTTTTGCACAACGTAATATGAACGTTATTAAAGATCCAGTGTATGATATGACTACAGGTACAAAAATATATTTGCCACAAGGAGCAAAACTTACAGAAGTATTAGGAGGGTAAATGGATCCTTTATTACGTATATCCCCAAATATAGATATCAACGGACTTAATAGTGCAGTTGAAGGTTCTGCTAATGAAATCAAAGGTGCTATCACTTCTTTATCACAAACTATTCCTACTGTAGCAACAAGTCTTGCAGGGTCTGAATTAATTACTAATTCTTTTAGAACACTTATTAATAGAACAGTAAATGCGCCACCTTGGACTAATGTATTAGAACCATATGCAAGTGTAAACTACATTTGGACTTTGTCATGTTTAACTGTTGATGAATTAAATCGTCCAGATGCAACATATAGACGATATGGTCCAAAAAAAATTATATGCAGATCAGGCGGCTCAGGAGCATCAAAAGTTAAAACAGCTTCCGAACTTGCACTTGGTGGTGTCGAATTTTACATAGATGATGTAGAAATTAAAACAGTTGTAACACACAATAAAGGAACAAAACAAGCTGATGCTATAAACGGTTCATTTAAAATATTTGAACCATACAGTATGGGTTTGTTTTATGAAACACTACAAATAGGTGCTCTAAGTTGCGGATATAAAAATTATATAGATGCACCTTTTATGCTTACTTTACATTTCAAAGGATATGATGATGACGGAAATGTCCGTTTAGTGCCAGGTGCTACAAGATATTTTCCTATACATATTATTAATAGTACATTTAACGTTACCGAGCAAGGCAGTACATATGATGTAGCTT